TCAGTTCGCCTGCGCTGTGTCGGCGTAGACGCCCAGCGTCTCTTCGGCCTTCCTGAAGTAAACCTCTTTGAGCCGTTCGTTGGGCTCCCACACAGGAAGGAGGTCTGCACGCCTGCCTGTGGCGTCGAACTCACGAAACGGGAATGGCACCCAGCTAATGGGGTCTTTCCCTTCATGCCAGCCGCCATCGGGATAGCCAAACGCATATGATTTGCCGCATTCCTCGCAATTGTTCATCCCGAACGTGACGGTCTTTGCGAGACCTCCACACCAAGGGCAACATGCCCCATTCGAGAAGCACGAAACAGGAGGCGGCAGCCTTCTCAGGGCTTTGGAGAACTCTTCGCGGTCTCGATCCTTGCTCGGATCTTCGATCGATGTGAGGCTCATGACCGCACTTCCTTCACCTTCCAGAAATCGGCAGGGGCGATGCGCTTGGGCTTGGGCGGCCAGGTGGTGGTGGTTTCCGACACCGCGTAGCCGCCGGCGAGATCCATGAACAGTGCCTCGGCGATCTCGGCGAACGCATTGTCCAGCTGCTTGCGAATCGCCTCGGTCGCTGGGCTCGGCTCGATGAACTCGATCGTCGTCTCGAACTTCATCTGGTCGAGCGTGATGGTGACTTCCTTCATGGCTGGTCCCCTCGGCGGATGCTCTCGGCGGCGGCATTGCAGCCCTCGCGGAATCGCTGGAAATCCAAGCTCGGGCGGTCAAGCCTCTCACGTTCAAACTTCTCCGCCCGGAACGCCGTCGCCTCGGCAACGAGCGCGCACCTCTCACGCTCCCTCATGGTGGCGGCTTCTTCTATGGCCGCCAGCGCCTTGCCGCCGTGACGGCCGCCGTACGTGATTTTCTTCATGGCCGCTTCGCTTCGGGCGGCGGATTGTTGGCGGCCGCGCCAAGGTTGGGGTCATAAGTTGGCATGGAGGCAACAACCGGCGTCAAAATCGCGTCCAATCGCCGCTGCTCCAGCGCCATGATCTCCTCTACCGTCCAGCCATCAGGGCCGCGTGGCGGGAGCCCGATTCGCTGTCGGTCGTAATCGCTCAAGACCTCGATCCCGCCTTGGCTGAGCAGCTCGTGGAGCAGGTAGTAAACCTCCTCCTGCCGCCCATCTTCCACCAGGTGCCCAACCTTTTGCATGATGGCGCCGATCAACTGCTCGGCGCGCGCCCTGCGCATGTCGTACCGGCCGATGCTGTAAGGTGTCATGTCTCAAACCTCCGCTGCCTTCTTCTGGAAATCGGGATGGTGGTGGCCGTACACCTTCTCGAGCGTCTTGGCCGACATGCCGACCGAGCCGGCGGCCTCCCAAATCTCGATGCCGCTCGACATCAACCAGGTCGCGCGGGTGTGACGCATCACGTGCGGCGTGACCTTGGCTTTGCGCGTGGATCGCGGCTCGAGCCAGGCGTAGTCGACGGCATTCGCCCATGATGTGCGGACGGACGAGACGCCGCGGCCCATCCAGTGCACCACGTTGAGAAACAGCGCCACCGGCTCGCCGGCCTGCTCGGCCGCGTCGGCGCGCGCCGCGTCGTCGAGGCGCTTCCAGCGCGTGGCGTGGGCCATGATGCGCCTGCCGAGGCGCACGGGCGGTTGCCGCTTGTTCGTCTCGCCGACGCCCTCGCCGCGCCTGTGCATCACGCCTCGATCGAGATCTATCCAGCCGCCGCTGGTGTTCGCCATCCACTTCACGTGGAACATCGAGCCACGCCTCGAGCCCGTGGCGAGGCCGAGCAGGATGAAGCGGGCCAGGTGGCGGTTGATCTGGAACGGATTGCGGCGCCAGCGGCAATGAACCTTCCGCGTCGCCACGTCCGACCAGAACTCGCGATACCAGCCCAGCGCGCCAGCTAAGAGCATGGCGGCCTCCGATCGGGTAAGCCAGCGCTCCTTGGGCGGCGCGGCATCGGGCATGGTGACGATGGGCACCGAAGCGAGCGGACCATGCTCGGCGTGCCAGTGGTTGATGGCCTTGGACAGTTCGGCCAGTTCGCGCCGAATCGTACCGTCGCCGACGCCACCGCGCCGGCGGTGGGCCGCGTAGTCGCGGCACGTCTTGCCGCGCACGTCCGCGAGCGTCTTGGTTCCCCACCAAGGTACCAACGCCGCGATCGCGTAGCCGCTTCGCTCGGCCGACTTCTTGTGAGGCGCATATTCGCGGCCATAGGCGGTCAGGACTTCGGCGACCGGGAGGCGATTGAGATCACTTTCCCGGCTGGCTGGTTGGAATTTTTCGGAGAGATAGTCGTTGAGCGCTTTTTCAGCTCCTCCGCTATCGAGCTCGCCGCAGCCTGTGCGTCGGAAAAACGCTCCTCGGTCGCGGATGATCCATGTCTTCTCGATCCGGACGAGCTTGCCGGATCGGTCTTTGATCCGTTCTGTTCGGAGTTCGAGGCGGGCTCCTTTTGCGGGACGCGGCATTTGTTCATCATCTCCCTCATGGCGGCGGCGGTGACCCAATCGGACCGCCCTATCCGCATGACAGTCAGCTTGCCACGCCTGGCCTCCGCCCTCAACGTCGCCGGGGTAACTTGGCCCTTGGCATAGGCGGCCGGAAAAAACCGCTCCAGCGCCTCGCGCAGGGTCATGATCTCGTCGGGATTTTCCATGTAGGCCGCCGCCGCTGTCATGCCCGCACCCGTTTCTTGCGCTTGCGCTTCGGCACCAGGCCGCGCGCTATGTCGCGCCGCTTCTGGTTCTCGCGATGGCTGACCATCTCGAGGTGTTCGTCATTGACGCACCGGCGCTGCCTGCACATGTGGTCGATCTGCTTGTTTGCCGGCACGTAGCCATGGGCGTTCGTGAAGGAGACGATGTGAACCGCGACGGTGCGGTCATTCAGCTTCATGCGCGGATAGCCGCCGCCCCGGCCGGTGCCGCTGTCGGCTCCGCACCACAGGTGACACGCTGATGGCAGGCCGGTCTTGGGGTCGATATAGCCCGTGTGGACAACCTCGACGCAGGCGAAGATGCGCGCCGCGATTTGAGCGCGGCGGTCGCTTAGCAGGAGCAGGCGGTTGCTCATCAGTCCTCCCAGGCCGGATCGGCGAAGAAGCGCCAGCGGTCCTCGTCGGATCGCCACTCGCCGGAGCAGACGGGAATGCACAGCGGCATTTCCTCGTCCCGCCCCATGCTGAACAGGTCGCGCAGCGCTTCCTCCGTCGCGAGATCTTCGGTGCGGACGAATGTGTCGGGCGTCATGGCGTTGCCCCCGCTTCGGTAAGGGCCGCGGCGCAGGCGTCGGCGGTAGCTATCGCCAGATCCGGCGAGCCGTTGCCGTACTGATAGGACCGGAGCGCATGGTAAGCGGCCTGTAGCGGCGTGATGAGGTTCACTGCAGGCGGCTGACGCGCCTCGATAAGCTTCCAGAGCGCTTCGCGTTTAGCGTCGTCGACGCGGATGAAGAAACGGTAGGGATCGCCGCAGAACGTTTCCCATGCGGCGTGATCGCCCCGGCGAAGAACGCCGGCATCCACTAATTCGATGCGATCGAGGTTGAGCAGGATCCGCAGGCCGTTGTGGAACCGGTGCGGGGTCATGACGATTCCCCTGCAACATCGATTGCCCGCACATTCTCGAAATTGACGATCATGCGGCTGGAGCCGGTTTCTCCATCTGCCTTCACGGCATATTGCGCGACGCCATGGCGATAGATCTCGTCGATCGTGCCGCAATAGTCCTGGCCACCCCAGCGGGCGATGACGTGGGTGCCTACGGGGAATGGCGGCTGGATGTTGTGCGCTGTCGCCCATTCCTGCTGTGCGGCTTTGATCTCCTCGTCGGCCGTGCTGGAGAAGCCGTCGAGAACTTCCGCCATTTCCAGATTGCAGTCCCAGCGGGCATAGCTGTCCAGCGTCTTCGCCAATTCGTAGCCGTCCATGTGCCGGCCGGCGTGCTTTGCGATATCCTTCGCGGCGTCCTCGAGCTCGCGCTGCTCGATGTGACCTGCCCGGAAAAGTTCTTCGGCTATGCCCTGCGCAGCGCGCAAGGCAGCTTCTGGCGTGAGCCGCGTCGGGCGTGGATGCTGGGCGGTCATCATTCCGCCGCCTCCGCAAGCTGGACGGCGGCCGGGCCGGCATAGGCGGCGGTGCGCAGCAGCGGCGGCAACCAGCCGGTGGGCACCACGTTCTTGATGGCGAAGTCGACCAGCTCATCCTTCTTGAGCGAAGCGCCGGCCTTGCGGGCCTCGTCCTCGTTGACGGCCTCCGCGATCGCCTGCAGCACCAGCGGCTTGGCCACACCGCTGAAATAATCCTTGGCGTCGAACTGCTCGGCCAGGCGCGCCGTGATACGCTCGGGTGTGATAGACGCGGCCAGCACGTCAGCGCCCTTGGTGAATGGCGAGTGGCCCTGCATGTCGATCGCCTGGGCGGCGATGCCGGCGGCGATGCGGAACAGATCGACATCCTTCATCGACGACAGCCGCAGGAAGGCGTCGGCAAAGCTTTCCCTATCGCCGTCATCGTTGCGGACGCCGTAGCGGTCGACCGCGCCAAATCCATTCTGCACCACCTTGACCGGTGAACGCCCGCTGCCAGCCAGAAAGCCGGCCAGCAGCGCGACGAATCCGACGCGGGGCTCCTCGGCCAGTGCGGCCCGGGTTGCCAGCGTAGCCTGCTGGGAAAGCCGGAAGGTCAACGCAGCGGAGACGGTGGGTGCGGCCTTCTCGGCCGGCTTGCCGTCGTTGGCCGCCTTCCGCGAAGCCTGTGGCTTCACCAGGCCATAGGTGAGTTCGATACCGCGCCAGTTGGTTACCTCGAGCTTGACACCCGATATCGCCATCTGGTCGGCGTTCCATGCGCGCGCTTCGATCTCCGCCTCGAGCTTCTCCAACTCGGCATCGACCTCCTCGGCTTCCTCGCCGATCGAGCCGCCGGGCTTGTTGAGGATGTGCTCAAGCGCCTTGATGCGCCGCTTCTCCTCCTTGGTCGGCTGGCCCTTGCCGGGCGTCAGTCTCTCCCAGGAGTAGCTGTTGGGGCAGTCCTCGGACCTTGCCACCCATGACCAGCCCTGCTCGAGCAGGTCCTGCATCACCTTTTCGACGTGCTCGTTGCCCAAGCGCTCGGCGAGCGCCGGATCCTGAATGACGTGGTGGTCGCCGAACAGATCCTCGACGATGCCGCCGCCGGCAGCGGTATAGGCATCAACGCCAATGATCTTGAGCCATTTGCTTGCGGTCCCGTTGCCGTTCGCGCCGAACTCGTTGCGGATCGTGTGCGACCAGAGCTGGCCGTCTTTGAGCAGCTTCTCGAACACCCGTTCCTGCGCCTCGATCGACGGGGCGAGCGTGAAGGCGCGCACAGTGTCGGCGCCGCCGTGATACTTATCGAACGTGCCGTTGCGCCACGCCTCGAGGATGCAGGGCGCAAGCCGGCCGATCGCCAGTTTGCGGCGAACGCGGATGGGCTCGATGCCGAACCTTGCGGCGATCTGCTCCTCACCAAGTCCGCGCTCGGCCATATCGCGGAACACTTCGTACTGGTCGGCTTCGTGCAGCGGCTCGCGCATGATGTTCAGCGCCACTGAAAGCTCGTCGCCGGCGGCGTTGCTGTCGCTCTCGGAGTTGTCGTCACACTTGATCGGCTCGTCGGGCGCGATCTCGCCGCGCTCGGCACGAAGCCGCAAGGCCGCCAGCCGGCGGTTGCCGTCGCCGACATACCACTTGCCGTCGATCGACTGGACGTCGAGGGCCACACGATGGCCGTGCGCGGTCATGGAAGCGGCAAGCGCCTCGATCTCGACCAGGCGGCCGGTCTTGCGGGCGTTGATCGGCGGGTTGGCGTTGTGCCCGAAGTCGAGTTGATCGAGCGGTACCAGGATCTGCGTCATGCGAGTGTCCTTTCAGCGTTGGGTTGATCGTCTGGCTCTACGTGGCTGGCCTTTTCGGGCCGGGCCGGAATGAGGCGGGGGCCGTCGACGTGCTGCGCGTGGAAGCGGTACCAGGCGACGCTCTCCATGCCGGTGTGCTCGCTGCCGGGGATCCATTTGAGGCGGCCGACAACGACGATGTGGCTGCAGTTGGCCATGAAGGGGTGCGCCTGGCGCGTGAACGCCCACGCCAAGGCGACGACGGCTCCGTCTGGCACCAGAATAAATACGATGACGGCAGCGCCGGCGGCCCAAATCATGGATGCACCTTTTCGCCTTCGGCGATCACGGCGTCGGCGATCCGGTGGGCGTTGGCCGCCATATGCTCGCACTGCGACGTGCTGCCGCCACTGTGGGCGCAACCGGCGATCGCCTGCCCAACCAGCCACTGCCGGTACGTCATGCCGGAGCTGCCCTGGATCTTCGCGTCCGGTGGGACCACGGGAAATGCGGGGCCGCCCTTCCTTGGTGTCCGTGCCATCAGATCGCCTCCCCATGGAGATCGAGCCACCAACGGATGAGCGTCGCGCGGTAGCGGTCAGCCGGCGCGTTGGGGTTCGGGAAATGGTCGGTGAGAAACACTTCACCCTCTAGCCAGGTCAGCCGGGAGGGGAGATCGGGACGCGCGATCAGCGCGCGGAAAGCGTCGGCAAGTCGCTTGTCAAGGGCGATATCGCCGGTTGTGCCAGCGGGAGGGCAATCAAGGTGCCACTGCGACCACATGGCGCAGGCTGTGGATAGCGTGGAAACATTGCCTTCCGCAGCGTCCGCCTGTTGAAAATTCTTCGACGAAAACGGCCGATCCGGGCCGCGACGCTCGGTTGCAACGCGATCACTACAATTTGATGTAATAACTTTCGGTTGAAGCGGGTGTGTCACCGTGCAAACTCCCGTTACCGATGGAGGACGGTGTGGCAGGTGTCGAAGCTCTGCCGCTCCTGACACTCAAGCATGCCGTCAGGAAGAACCAAGCCGACAAGCGCCCAGGCCGCGAATGCTGCAATGAAGAGGTGTCTCGCCATCGTGTTCCCTCATGATCCGAGCGCCGACAAAATACCCCGGGGCGCAACAGACTATGGCATAAAGCTATCAATGAATTGTTGATCAGTCAAACACTTTTCAACAATCTATTGATTTCAGGACAGGCAACAGGAATGATGGCTCTTGATTGATGCGGGGCCGATTCGCGGGCAGTAGTTGGAGTTTTGGGGCGAAATGACTGAGGAAGAACGTGGACGAGACGCGTGGCTACGTCGCCAGGCGATGCAAATCGCTACGCAGTTACCGGAAAAGGCGGCCGATGCGAGGATCGTGCTGCGCTACATGAGCGAGCTGCTCGACGACTTCCTGACCCCGAAGAGGGATGAGGAGGACGGCCATAGTCTTCAAAAGAAGGTCGTTTCTATCCAGCGATAGAGCCAGAGCCACGCTGGGCGCGCTGCTGCGCGTCCAACTTCTTTATCAGCTCAACGGACATACCGTCGCGGCGCCCGAACAGGATGTAGTCGGACGTCGCTCCGGTAGTCTGCCAGAATTTTGCGAGCACGTCGGGCGGAGGCAGGGTCTTGCCCTTCTCGTAGTTGTTCCATCGCTGGGTCGACATCCCGAGCGAAGTTGCCAGCGTGGATTGGTTCCAGCCCAGCGCTTCGCGCACCCGCGCCAAGCGCTGGCCGATCGATTCTTTGCTGGTATCTGGAAGCCCCCTGTCCATTTCAACAATATCTTACAACTCAAAGGCAATTGCCATCACCAACTTATTGATGGTTGCAGATCAATGAATTGTTGATTAACGTCCGCAACCAACGTCCAATGAGGATGGTTGCGAAGTGTCACCCACCAAAAGCCTTACTACCGTCGATGAGGTCATTGACCATCTCGGCGGAAATTCTGCGTTGGCAACCCGCTACGGCCTGAAAACACCGCAGGCCGTATGGGCGTGGCGCGACCGCGGCGAAATCCCGCCGAAATACTACCTCGCCATGACAGCCGATCTCGCTGCGCTGGGTTGCGAAGCCCCCGCCTCGGTGTGGGGGATGGTCGAGGAGGCCGCCCATGACGCAGCAGCCTGACGATTCGCGTCCAGTCCGCACCGTCGCCGACATCATCGCCGAGTTGGTCGACTGGAAAGCCCGGCAGGAGATCGAGGGTCACAAGCCGTACGGGAGGCTGCCAGGGGGCCGATGGACGCGATAGCAGAGCACGCACACCGCGTGAGCTATCACGCCGTCACGCGCTACGTGCAGCGCATCCTCGGCGTTGAGATCGCCTGCGACGACGCCATGAACCCCCGCGCCGTCGCCAAGGCGCATTGCGCGGCCGCCGGCACGACGATGGAAAAGGTTCGCGCCGACATCCTGACGCCGGCCGTGCTTGCCGCAGCCCTCGCTGGGCTCACCAACGTCAACACGCCACGCATGCGGCTCGTCATCCACGCCGGCATCGTCGCCACGATCTGCTCGCCGCGCAGGAAGTCAAACCACCGCATGCAGGTCCGCACCGATAAGGAGTACCGCACCCGCCAGAGCCGGTTCAATCGCCGGATGAGGCACGCATGAGTGAGACAGGTATCAGCCGGGCGTGGTCATGGCGTCACCGCATCATCAGGTCGGACTTGCCACCGACGACTAGGCATCTCCTACTGACGGTTTCCTGTTTCATGAACGATCTCGGTGGCGGCTGTTACCCAACGCAAGAGGATTTGGCGAGCGCAACCGGCCTCACCGATCGCAGCGTCCGCACGCACCTTGAAATTGCGGAAACCGCCGGTTGGATCAAGCGCACTGAACACGGTTTCCGGGGCCAGAAATGGCGCAATCACGAATACCAGGCCGCATGGCCAGAGGCACAAGATGTAGAAAAAGGTGCGGAACGTGGTTCCGGTCCTTTTCCAGAAGGTGCGGAAGCTCTTTCCGAAAGGTCCGGAACCTCTTTCCGAAAGGTCCGGAACGACGTTCCTACTACCAATCCAGTATCTTCCAACACCAATCCACCTAGCGCGCAAGCGCGCCCGGAGGTTGGGGGGGCTTTCAAGATATTGTGGAAAGGATGGCCGCAGAGCCAGCTTCCCGACAGCCGCGCCGCGGCCGAGACAGTGTTCGATCGCCTGACACCCGACGAGCAGGCGACAGCATCGCTGTGCGCCGAGGCCTTCTGCCGCCTCAGGGCGCTGCGCGGCAAACCTGCCCACATGCTCCCCTACCTTCGCCTCAAGCAGTTCCGCGAGCTCGACGGCGCGCCTCCCTTCGACAAGGACGGCGATTTCATCATCACCCCCGACCGGCCCGAATGGAGCGCATGGCTCGCTGACCTGAAAAAGCGCCGCGACCTCACGCCGGCCGCCGTCGAGCGCGCGGTCAGCTTACGCAAATTTCTCCGGAAGACCCGTTGGCCGGAGCACATCCAGCAACAAGGAGGACCGGCATGAGCGAGCCCACGATCCGCATCCGTAGCGGCGGCAAAGACACCGGCGACATCCCGATGAGCACGGTCAAGGCCGCGCTCAAGGTCTTGAACAGCGACAGGGATCCGAACACCACGGAAATGTTCACCGAGAAGGAAACCGGGGAGGAAACCTATCAGACCGTGGCCGCCGGCCAACTGCGCGCCTTCATCGAGCGCGTCGAGCGCCTCGAGGAGGAGAAGGCCACGATCGCCGAGGATATCCGCGAGATCTTCCAGGAGTTGAAGGGAACCGGATTTGACGTGAAGGCGGTCCGCACCATCATCAAACTTCGCAAGAAGGACCAGGCCGAGCGGCAGGAGGAGGAGGCGATCCTCGATCTCTACATGGCCGCGCTTGGGATGGCGTGATGACCAACTACGACGACATGCAGGTCTATCGGTTCACGGTCAGATGCGACCGTGACTTCAACCGCCGCCTCGAGCGAGCCGCGAAGGCAGCGGGCGTCTCACCCACAGCTTACGTCCAGCGCCATTTCGACGGCATCTTCGCCGAGGAGGACGCCGGCGCCGCCGCGCCAAAGCCCGTGGTGGCTGCACCTAAGCCGGCGCGGCCGCTCTCCCCGGCAGCCAAGATCGTGCTCAAGGCTATGGACGAAGCGGCCGGCGCCTTCGGCATCGTCGATACCAGCCTCCGCGAGATCGGCGACCGCTGCAACATGACCTACGAGCACGTCAGGGGACAGATCACAAACCTGCTCGCCAATGGCGTGCTCGTCGAGGTGGAGGCGGCCAAGAAGGGCCGGACCAAAGCGTACATGGTGACAGGAGTACCGCAATGACTGACCGCATCAGAGACGACGACGCCCCATGGGGCAAGACCCGCCTGCAGATGGCCGCCGAGGCCAAGCGCAAGCTGCGCGACCGCGAGCGTGAACGCCGCGCCGCAAACCTCGAGCAGCTGCGCGCCAGGCGCGGTCAGGACGCCGGCGACATGAGCGTGTTCGTGCCGATCGCCGCCATCCGCGACCAGGAGGACGAATGGCACCGGCGCATCCGCCGAGCCGACGACACCCGCAACTTCACCAGCCGCGCGCTTGGCGATCCCCTGCCCGGCCGATCGGCGCTTGATCTCAGGAGGACGCAATGAGCGACACCAAACAGGGCTTTTACCGCGAGGATCACCCAATGGCGGAAGCACAGAAGCTTCTGCTCGAGCAGGCGAAGCGCGCCACCCATAGCGCCGACCGAAAGCTCAGTGACGCGGCAGACACCGAAGCAGAGGCCCGCAGCATTCGGGCGGCAGCCGATGAGCAACTGCGCTATGCCGCCCAACTAACCGCGGCGGCCGAGGCGTTGAACTCTGTGGAGACGCCGGCCGAATGAAACGCCGCGCCTTCCTGCAGTTCCTTGGCGTCGGCGCTGCCGCCGGCCCTTCGGCCGTGAAGTCGGCGGCCGAGATGAGCATGGCTGATCTCAACATGCCAGGCGTCGGCCAGTATCTCGGCGGCAAGGATGGCGAGGTTGATAGCGCCGGCGATGACGCCTGCGAGGTGATGTCCGAAAGCAGGATGCAGCGCACAACGCGCCGCCTCGAGCGCCTGATCGGCAAATCGGACGCGCAGGTCGCCAAAGAGAAGCGCGACCAGTACGTCAGCGCCTTGGATCCGAACGTCGCTTCGCTTCGCTCTGTCAGCCTCACCGAGAAGATGCGGATCCAGCGCTTGCGACAGTACGAGCGCCGCCGCGCCATCGAGATCGCGGACTATCGCGGCATCCTTGCGGGGCTGTTCGACTGACTATGGCGAAGAAGCCCGCAAAGACCACCAAAAAGCCGGCTAAAAAGCCGGCCGCCAAGCCTGCTGCGAAGCCTGCGAAGCGGCCCGTTAAGCCTGTGAAGGCGGCTGCAAAAACGGCGGCAAAGGTCAATGCGGGCGTGCTGACGGACCAGCAGAAGCTGTTCGTTGCGGAATATCTCAAGGATTTCAACGGCAAGCAGGCTGCAACCCGGGCTGGATACAGCGCGAAAACCGCCGAGGCGCAGGCGTCGCGCATGTTAAGCCAGCCGAAGTTGGAGCGCCAGGTGGAGCGCGCCACGTACGATTCCGACAGGGTGCTTGCGCGCCTGGTCGACGAGGTAGAGGCGGACCTCGCCGACCTGTACGACGATGACGGCAACCTGCTGCCGATGCGCGAGTGGCCGCTGATCTGGCGCAAGGGCCTGGTGGCGGGCATCGAGGTCGAGGAAGTGCTCGGCGCCAGCGAGGAGGACGGCAAGCCAAAGCCCGTCATCGCCCTGGTGCGGAAGATCAAGCTCTCCGATCGTACCCGCCGCCTCGAGATGATCGGCAAGCACACCAACGTCCAGGCGTTCAAGGAGAACAAGAAGGTCGAGTTCAGCGACCCGCTCGAGGCGCTGGCACGCGAGATCATCGGCCAGAGCGTGAAGCCCAAGGCCGCCGGCGCGCCGGCGGATGACGATGCGCCCCGTGGCATCCGGCCGAAGGATGACGCATGAGCGGGGATTACGCATCGCTGGCGTCCGCGATCGACCAGGCGGAGCTCGTCGCGCCGATCGACGCGGCCGAGCTCGTCAAGCTGCTCAAGGATCCGCACTGGCGCATCCGCAACATGTATTGGGTTTCGGACAAGGACGGCAACGCGGTCCGCTTCGTGCCGTGGCCCGAGCAGGACAAGTTCCTTAACGAGGTCTGGTACCGGAACGTCATCCCGAAAGCCCGGCAGCGCGGTTTCTCGACCGTGGTGCAGATCATGATGCTGGACGCCTGCATATTCGTGCCGAACACCGGCGCCGCCGTCATCGCCCAGGACGATCAAACCGCCCTCACCATCTTCCAGAAGAAGATCAAGTTCGCGTGGGACCGCCTGCCGGCCGCGGTGCGCGGAATGTTCCCGCTGAAATACGACACCAAGCACGCGATGGACTGGCAGCACGGCTCATCCATCACCGTGGCGACGTCGACACGCGGAACGACGCTGCAGTACCTGCATGTGTCCGAGTACGGCAAGATCTGCGCGAAGAACCCCGACCACGCCAACGAGATCCAGGAGGGCGCGTTGCCCTCCGTCGACCAGCACGGCGTTGTGGTGGTCGAATCGACCGTGGAGACGCCCTACGGCAACTTCTCCGACATGGTGAAGGAGGCGCAGGCCACTCTCGAGACCGGCCGCAAGCTCTCGCCGATGGATTACAAGCTGCATTTCGCCTCATGGTGGGATGCGGACGAGTACGAGACTGACCCCGACCTGGTTGTCATCTCGCCGAAGGACAACGCCTACTTCCACCGCCTCGAGGGCGAGATCGGGCGCGATATCAGCCCCCGCAAGCGCGCCTGGTACGTGGCGAAGCGCAAGAACGACTTCGGCGGCAGCGACGAGAAGATGTGGCGGCAGTATCCGTCCACGCTCAAGGAGGCCTTCACCGTCTCGTCCGAGGGGCTGTGGCTGTCGACACAGATCGCCGAGGCCCGCCGCGACGGCCGCATATGCGCCGTGCCGCTGGTGCCCAGCCTGCCGGTCAACACGTTTTGGGATCTGCGCGGCAACAAGGTGGTGTGGATGCACCAGAAGGTCGGGCCGTGGGATCACTGGATTGATTTCCTCGAATCGTCAGGCGAGCCCTACAGCGCGGTTGTCCGCGTGATGAAGGAGCGGGCATCCGAGCGAAACTTCGTGTGGGGCAAGCACTACCTGCCGCACGATGGCGACACCAAGCACGATGGCGCAGAGATCCTGAAGACGCCGGCCGACATGCTGACCGACCTTGGCTTGCGCGACATCGAGATCGTGCCGCGCATCCTCGATGTCGAAGTGGGCATCGACCAGCTGCGCGACGACTTCGCGAACTACCGCATCGACGAGACGCGCTGCAAGGAGGGCATCAAGCACCTCGAGGGCTTCGCCAAGGTGTGGAACCAGCGCATGAGCCTGTTCATGCCGGCGATCGAGAAGAACGGCCATGAGCACGCGGCCGACGCGATCCGCCAGAAGGCGCAGATGGCCCACAACATGCGCGGCCCGCATGGCCGCAGCCGGCCGCGCCGCTCCAACAAGTCGGGGATGGCAGCATGAGCCCCTCCGAGATGGCGATCGAGCTCGAGAAGATGGCGCGGGCAAAGGCGACCTGGCTGGATACGTTCTCATCCGGCCGCAACAAGCGGCCCGAGCTCGAGATCATCACCAAGCGCCGCGAACTAGACGTGCTCGAGCAGGCCGTGGCCGACTATCGGAGGCAGGCGTGAGCGCCCTACTCCACCAGGATCCGCGACTCGCGCGCCGCGTCGGCGAAGGCCTGCCGGGCCTCGTTGGGCGTTGCCTGGCCGGCCAGAGCGTCATCAGCGTGCTGCCTCCGGCGAAGGAGAAGCGCGCTTGAACCGGCCGGCGTTTGTTGACCAGACCATCCTCTACGACCCAGCGACCCGGGAAGAGCGCGGCAACTGCACCGAAGCGGCCGTCGCCAGCCTCCTTGGCATAAGGCTGGAAGATGTCCCCGACTTCCGCGCCAATGGCCTGGATCAGTTCTGGCCGTCGTTTCACAGGTTCTTCCGCGATCGCGGCTTCGAAGCAATCATGATGCACGGCACCTTTGCTCCGGACATCCTGTACTTGGCCTCGGGCATCTCGCCTCGTGGCGTACACCACATGGTTCTGATGCGCTGCGGGCTGCTTGTCCATGATCCGCACCCGTCGAAGGCAGGAATAGCCGGTCCCGAGTGTATCTGGCTCCTCGCGCCAGTCGATCCGGCTGCGAAATTCGATGTTTACACCGGCGGGCGAATCACCACGCTGTCACTCAGCGCCCAAATCCTCGCCCCGAACGAGGATCACAAAGCATGAGCGCACCAGTTCTCGACCTGACCAAACGCGCCTGGGTTCGCACCCGTGGCGAACTGACGGCCATAGGCACGTGGATCTGCATCGACGAGCAGATGCGCCCGTGCATGGCGATCGTGCGCACCGGCGAGGAGCTGGGCGACTACACGTTCCCCTGTGTCGTCACCATGGACAAGGCGTGGATCTACTCCGAGGAAATAGGCGACATGGCGAAGGCCGCCCACCAGGTGGCAAGCTTCCTCGATCCGCTGCGACTCGGCACCGGTACCCGCGCCATCTTCCGCCTGCTGGGGCTCATCCGCGATTGCCTCGGCGATCTGCTGTCGATCCCCCCCTACGTCGCCCCCGCACAAACGGCAATTGCCGAACTCACAGTGACCGAGCGGGAAACCGGCAAGGTCAGGGAAGTGGAGATCTTGAGCGATGTTTGATCTGAAATCCGAGGACGGCTCCGTCCGAAAGACGCAGTTCAAGTCGCCCATCCCCGCCGGCGCCGACCAGGAGAGCGGCAAGCGCGCCACGCGCGTCGCCGCGCTCGACAAGCCGGACATGATCGAGCTCCACCACCGGCTGCTCGACTACTACACCCGCGAGCTCGATCGACAGTTCGACAACCGGCAGGACATGGCCGGCGACGAGGACTATTACGACAATATCCAGTGGAGCGCGGAGGACAAGGAAACCCTCAACGATCGCGGCCAGGATGCGCTGGTCTACAACGTCATCTCCGCTTCGGTCGATTGGGTCACAGGCACCGAGAAGCGCGCCCGCACCGATTTCAAGGTGCTGCCCCGCCGCAAGGAGGAGGCAAAGCCGGCCGAGAAGAAGACGCAGCTGCTGAAGTACCTGTCGGACGTGAACCGCGAGCCGTTCCACATTTCGCGGTCGTTCGAGGACGCCGTGAAGGTCGGGCTCGGCTGGATCGAGGACGGCGTGCAGGAGGAAGACGAGGACGAGCCGCTCTACACGCGCTACGAAAACTGGCGCAACATGCTGTGGGACAGCGCGGCGACCGAACTGGACCTGAAAGACGCCCGCTACGTCATCCGCTCGAAATGGGCCGACCTCGACGTTGCATGCGCGATCTTCAAGAAGCGCAAGGGCCTGCTCGAGCGCTCGGCGGCCGACAATGACGACTATCACCACCTCGACTACTATGGCGACCAGGCCATGGACGAGCAGGAGCTTTCGCTCGAGCAGGCCGGGCAATCGCGCACCAGCGATCGCATTCAGGGCTATCAGCGCCGGCGCGTTCGCCTGATCGAGATGTGGATCCGGCTTCCCGTCGAGGTCGAGAAGGTCAAGGGCGGCCGCTTCACCGGCGAAATCTACGATCCGCACTCCCCCGGCCACCGCGAGGAAGTCGAGCGGGGCGAGGCCGAGACGGTCAAGCGCGTGACGATGCGCATGCACGTCGCCATCTTCACCACCGCCGGCATGCTGTGGTTCTCCGAATCGCCCTACCGGCACAACCGTTTCCCGTTCACGCCGATTTGGGGCCATCGCCGCGGCCGCGACGGCATGCCCTACGGCATGATCCGGCGCTTGAAGGACATCCAGAAGGACATCAACAAGCGCGCCTCCAAGGCCCTGCACATCCTGTCGACCAGCAAAGTCATCATGGATGAGGATGCGCTGCCCGACGACATGACGATCGAGGAGTTCCTGGAGGAAATCTCCCGCCCTGATGCGGTTATCCGCAAGAAGGCCGGCAAGACGATCGACATCAATGCCGATCGCGACCTTTCGCAGTGGCACCTCGAGCTTATGTCGCGCTCCATTTCCATGATCCAACAGGCATCCGGCGTGACCGACGAGCTGCTCGGCCGCAAGACCAACGCCACATCCGGCGTGGCGATCGGCAAGCGGCAGGACCAGGGCTCGCTGGCGACAGCGAAGTATTTCGACAACCTGCTGCTGGCCTGGCAGATCCACGGCGAGAAACTGCTCGCCAATGTCGAGCAGTTCATGTCGGAGCAGAAGTCGTTCCGCATCACCAACATGCGCGGCAAGCCCGAGTATGTCGACGTGAACGACGGCCTGCCCGAGAACGACATTGTGCGCTGCAAGGCGGATTACATCATCTCCGAGGGCGCGTTCCACGCCACCATGCGCGCGGCCGCGGTCGATTCGCTGCTCGAGGCGATGAGCAAGATGACGCCCGAGCTGGCGGTGCTGTTCATGGATCTCGTTGTCGAGAACATGGACCTTCCGAACCGCGAAGAGATCGTCAAGCGCATTCGCGCCGCGACGGGCCAGCGCGATCCGGACGCCGAGGAGCCGACCGAGGAGGAGATCGCCCAGGCGCAGGCGCAGCAGGCCGCCGGCCAGGCGCAGCAGGCGATGCTCGAGGCGCAGTTGAAGAAGCTGATGGCCGAGGGCGACAAGATCGCCGCCCAGGCAGAGGAACTGCGCTCGAAGATCTCCGGACACCACGTCGACGCCCAGCAGAAGGCGCTGGACGCGGCCGCGATGGCGATCGCGATGCCGCCGGCGACGCACATCGCCGACCACATCCTCGCCGAGAGCGGATTCGTGTCGCAGACCGACAAGAACGAGGCCATGGCGGCCTTGGCGCAGCAGGCGGCAGCACAGCAGCAGCCGCAAGCGCCGGGGCTTGGTGCGCCTGCCCCGCAGCAGCCACAGGCAGCAAATGAGCAGTTCGGCCTGATGCAGGCCGCCTGATCCTTCACGAGCTCGAGAACCGCAGGAGGCGCAGGCCACACTCACCCCGACCGACCCCCAACTTACGAAGGAAGAAAGCCCGATGGCTGGCACGAAACACGACGAAGAAGACCTCGAAATGCTCACCGACGAGGAGCGTGAAGGCCTCCTGGAGGACGCTGACGACGAAAACGGCGATGACGCTGGCGCCGGCGACGGTGATGATGGCGACAAAGGCGACGATGAAGCGGACGCCGGCGACGGCAAGAAGGGTGATGACGACGACGCCGGCGGTGATGACGCTGGTGGCGACGATGCGGACGCGGCGGCGAAAGCCAAGGCGGCCGAGGAAGCCAAGGCCACGGCTGACGACGCAACCGCGGCGGCCGCTGCCAAGGACAAGGGCGAGGACGCCGGCGACGATGATGCCGAGCCGGAGAAGCCCCAGCAGGCGCTTCCCGAATGGAAGGCCCCGGCCGACGCCAAGACCAAGCTCGACGAGATCGAGACGAAGAAGGACGAGATCGCGCAGAAGTTCGACGATGGCGAGCTCACTGCCAAGGAGATGCGCGCGGCCTTGAAGCCCCTCGACGATGAGCGGGACCAGATCAAGGAGCAGCTGCTCAAGGCCGCGCTGTCGAGCGAATCGGCTATCGACACCTGGAAGCAACGCACGGTGCCGGACTTCATCAAGTCGCACCCGGAGTACAAGCCGGGGACGATCCGCTACCGGGCGCTGGACGCAGAGGTGCGCGCCCTGCAGGCCGAGGCGGACGGCTCGGGCAAGCTCAGCGCGGCCATCCTGGCAAAGGCGCATCAGAAGATCGTCAGCGAGTTGGGCGAGGTGCCTGGCAGCAAGAAGGTCGAGGACCGCGACAAGAACAAGAGGCGCGATCTGCCGCCGAACCTCGCCAATGTGCCGGCGGCCGACTTGACGGAGACGGATGACGGCAGCGAGTTCGCCTACCTCGATCGCCTCGATGGCGTCGAATACGAAAAGGCGCTGGAGAAGCTCTCCGACGAGAAGCGCGAACAGTACCTGGCCAGCTAGACGGCCGCAAACGGGGACATGGGCATGATAGCACTCGACGTTAGCGTCGGAGAGGCGGTGCAGATCGGCAAGAATGCCGACGCCGGCGTCGTCGTGAAGGTGAAGCACAAGTCCGGCACCAGGGTTCGGCTCGCGTTTGAGACGAACCTGTCGCCCATCCGCATTCTTGGGGATGGCCTGGTCCCGGCCAGCTTCACCTATGGCATCACCGGCGAGCCTCGCCGCGTGCTGCAGGATGTGCGGCAGATATCGGCTGCCTGACGCTCGCTATACCACTCAGCCGGCCGCCTCTGGCCGGCTGAACCGCCCTCCGCTTTCGGCCAGTTGTGTTTTTGCCGCAATCGCGGTAATTAGAACCTCGAAAAGCGCATGACGTGCTCCAACTCCAAAGGAGCTACGTCATGGCTGGTACCGTCATCGCCTTCGGCGATCCCAAAGCCCAAAAGAAGTGGTCTGGTTCGCTCTTCATCGACATGGTGAAGAAGTCTTACTTCGACCGCAAGTTCGTCGGCGAGGATGACAACAAGGTCATTCAGCGGCTGACCGATCTCGAATCGGACGCCGGCGACACCATCACCTTCGACCTGTCCGTGCAGCTCCGCCAGAAGCCCAAGACCGGCGATGCCCGTCTGCAGGGCTCCGAGGAAAACCTGCGCTTCTTCTCGGATGAGGTCTATATCGACCAGATGCGCCACGGCGTGTCCGCCGGCGGCAAGATGAGCCGCAAGCGCACGGTCCACAACATCCGCAAAATCGCCAAGGACCGCCTGTCCGACTACTGGTCGAAGTACACGGACGAGATGAACTTCGTGTACCTCTCCGGTGCGCGCGGCATCAACGAGGACTTCACCGAGGAAACCACCTGGGCAGGCTTTGCCGGCAACTCGATCCAGGCGCCCGACACGGGCCACCTGATCTATGCCGGCGCCGTGACCGCCAAGGCGGGACTGGCCGCGACCGACAAGATGACCCGCACGGTCATCGAGAAGGCCGAGGTTAAGGCGCGCATGATGCGCTCGACCGATCCCACCACCGCCAACATGATGCCGGTGATGATCAACGGCGAAGCGCACTACTGCTGCCTCATGTCGCCGTTCCAGGAGCACGATCTGCGCGTCGCCGATTCCGGCGGCTGGCTCGAGATCCAGAAAGCCGCCGCGGCGGCCGAAGGGCGCAACAACCCGCTGTTCAAGGGCGGGCTGGGGATGATCAACAAGGTTGTCCTGCACAGCCATGAGAGCGTCATCCGCTTCAACGACTACGGCGCTGGCGCCAACGTCGTAGCGGCTCGCGCCCTGTTCATGGGCCGCCAGGCCGGCGTTGTGGCCTACGGCTCCTCGAGCGGCCTGCGCTTCACCTGGACCGAGGAGACGTTCGACCACGGCAACGAGCCGACCGTCGCCTCCGGCATCATCATGGGCATCAAGAAGACCCGCTTCAACAGCAAGGACTTCGGCGTCCTGTCGATCGACACCGCCGCCGCCGATCCGAACGCCGCAGCGTAATGAGAGCCGGCGCGCCCAGCGCGCCGGCTTCCGCCTTGTTCCGCAGACAGCGCCAGAAGCGCCCTAAACCCGGAGAACATCGATGACCATCCATCAGAGCAACGAGGCGCAGGGCATCGCTCCTGTCCCCTACCCGGCCTTCGCCGGCCACGTTGTCACCCACCGCTTTGCGTTCGCCGTGCCGGCGGACATCGTGGAAGGCGACACCGTGGAACTCGCCATCCTCCCCGCCAACTGCCGCGTCGTCGACATGATCTTCGACAGCGACGATCTCGACACCGGCACGCCCGCCATCGTGTGGGACATCGGCATCATGTCCGGCGAAGTCGGCAGCACCGATACCGGCCGCACCACCGACGACGAGTTCTTCGACGGCAGCACGCTTTCGCAGGCCGGCGGCGTGGCGCGCCCGACGATCGTCACCGCCTTCCGCACCACCGCGACGGGCCAGGCGCGCTCGATCGGCGCGAAGCTGGTCACGGACGCCGCCACCGCGGCCGCGGGCACCATCGGCCTCACCGTGTCGTACGTGGCTGCGTAGCCATCGGGGCGAGGTCGCAGCACCGTAAGACAGGCGGCCCGCGAGGGGGAACTTTCCTCCTCTCCTTCGCGGGCCGCCTTTTGCCAACAGGAGGACTGTTATGCTGATCGAATGCACCGCCGGCCGCCAGGTCGAAACCAGTGTCGCCGGCGATACCTACACTTTCCAGCGCGACAAATATGGCCGCTTCGTCTGCCACGTGGACAAGCAGCGGCACATCGCGATCCTGCTTTCGGTTGTCCACTACCGGGAAGTACCCGAGGTTCCCGAGCCCGAGAAGAAGGCGAAGCCCGCCAAGCCTGCGAAGGATCCGGCAAAGGGCGCCGGCGAGCCGGGCCTTGGACAGGGCGGCGACGAGCCTGACATCATCGGCATCAACGGAATCGGACCTGGCTTGAAAGCCAAGCTCGAGGCGGCCGGCTTCGGCACCATGGCCGCGGTTGCAGGCCTGACCGAGGAGCAGATCGCCAAGCTCGACGCTGATCTCAAGCTCATGGGCCGCATTACCCGCGACAAGTGGGTTGAGCAGGCGCAGGCCTTCATCGCCGAGGCGGCCGCGAACGCCCCGCAGAGCTAAGGCCTGACCGATGCCGACCGGCCAGGAGATCATGGAACGCGCTGCGGTCCTCCTCAACGACGAGGACCATATCCGCTGGCCGCTCAATGAGCTGCGAGACTGGATCAACGATGGCATCAAGGCCATCGTGCTCGCCAAGCCATCGGCATCCACCTCGAGCAGGATCCTGACCCTGGCAGTGGGTACGCTGCAGAGCGTTCCGGCCACAGGCACTCCCACCCCCCTGATGCTGGTGCGCATCGTACGCAACCTCAAGAGCCAGAACGATCCGCGCGAGGGTGGCCGCATCGTCACGCCGACATCGCGCGAGACGCTCGATGCCGTGGATCCCTTCTGGCACGATCGCGGCCAGACGCCCTACCGCAAAGAGGTTCGCCAGTACGTCTATGACGAGGCGAACCCGCTCGAGTTCTACTGCTACCCCGGCAATGACGGCAATGGCATCGTCGAGGCGGTAGTATCGCAGCTGCCGGCCCCGCTGGCGGCCAGCGGCGACGAAACCGTGATCGGCTCCTACACAGGCTCAATCGGCCTGCCGGAGCCATACTCCGTGCCGCTGCTCGACTATGTGATGTTCCGCGCGCTCGGCAAGGACGATCTCGGCGGCAATCCCGGCCGCGCGCAGGGGCACTACCAGCTGTTCGCCAGCGCCGTCGGCCTCAAGATCCAGGTGGAACGCGCCACCAGCCCGAACGCGCGGGGTAGCTGACCATGGCCTCCCGCGACATCGACGCCATCCTCCCCGAAGTGATGACGCATGCGCCACGGGCACCCGAGCCCCTGATGCTGCGCAATATCCGCGATGCGGCGCGCCGGATCTGCATGGCCGGCCGCATGTGGCGCGAGAACGACACACTGGATGTCGCCACGCCCGAGGCGGAGGCGCTCTGCACCATCCCCGACGCCGAAATCATCGAGATCGAGCGCGCCAAGCTCGATGACATCGAACTGACGCCACGCACGATCGCTTGGCTGGATGACAACCGCCCGGGCTGGGAGGACGATGACGCGGACGCCGGCTCCGCCCGCTTCATCACGCAAAAGAACCTCAACAGCGTGACAGTGGTGCCGCCGGCAACGGGCACGCTAACCGTGCGCTTCATCCTCAAGCCGTCGCGCACCGCGCTGACCCTGCCCGCCTTCCTCGTCGACCAGTTCGGCGAGGAGCTCGGCAAGGGCGCTGCCGCCAAGATCCTGCAAACGCCGGGCGAGTTCGCCAATCCGCAACTCGGGCTCAAGCTCGAGAGCGATTTCGAACGCCTGGTCAACGGTCTCAAATTCCGTGTCGCCAAGGGCCAGCAGGGCGCTCGGCTGCGGACGAAAGGAAGTTACCTCTGATGGCAGCCTCGATCTATCTCGCCAACGCCCTTCTCGACCACGTGCTGCGCGGCGTGACGTACACTGCCCCCAGCCGCGTCTATGTCTCGCTGCACACGGCCGACCCGGCCGGTACCGGCGCCAACGAGGTGTCGCTGGCGGCTTGGCCGGATTACGTCCGCATGGACCCGGCAGACGCCGCAGCAGTGGCCTCTGGCTTTGATGCTGCCGCATCCAAGGCGACGGAGAACGCCAAGGAGATGGCTTTCCCGGCCATGGATGGCGTCGGGCCACTCACGATAACCCACTTCGCGATTTGGGACGCCGCGACTTCCGGCAACTGCCTCATCGAGGATGACCTGACCGTCGAGAAGATCCTCTACAACACCGACGAGCTGCTGATCCGCGTCGGCGAACTGGACGTCAGCATCACATGAGTTTGCTCGGCCGCGGCGCGATCAATGGACGGGAGATCAACGCCCTCGAGGTGAACGGCGGATACTTCGCCACGACCTTCGAGGGCTCGGCCTCCGTGTCGATCGACGCGGTGGCGGACCCGGTGCGCCAGGCGTTCGGCGCAGCCACGATGAACTTTGCCGTTGACGCCGTA